TGGCGGTGTGGGATGAGTCGGCCGACGAGATGTACTTCGACGGCGCGGACTTGTGGCTGAAGGACGACGACCAGCTTGAGTTCGGCGACAGCTCAGACGTGGTGATCGACTGGGCGACGGCGGGCGGGCTGTACGTCATCCCGGCCGCTGACAACACGATGATCTACGTCGGCAACGGCACGCAGAGCTTCGACCTGACGTGGTACGGCGGCGACGCTGACACCACGGTGGCGTTCAACGCGGACGGCGGCTCGGGGGTGACCGGCGAGTGGTCCTTCGGGGCTGACGACCACGGCGTGGACGTGTACCTGCGCGGCGCGACGGCGGGTGCGTACCTCTTGTGGGACGAGAGCGCCGACAAGCTGATCAGCGCCGGGTCGGCGGTGGTCCAGGTCGGCGAGAGCACGACCGGCTACAACGCGGCCAGTCCGAACCCGATGCTGTATGGCTACTACTTCGCCAAGACGACGGCGGTCACGGGCACGGCTCGGGGTGTGCGCGGCAACTGCCGGAGCGGGGTGGCGTCGGCGAGCGGCACGTTCAACGGCGTCGAGGGGTCGGCCGGCAACGGCACCGCCGCCAACGGTGGCGAGGGGCTGAACCTCGGCACGGCTCGCGGCGGGTACTTCTTCGTCGCGGCGGCGGGCAAGACCGGCGCGGTGCCGACGCTGACCAAGGCCGTTGGCCTGGAGGCGCATCTGGACATCGACGCGGCCGACCTGACGGTGACGGCGGCCTACGGGGCGCTCATCAACTGCCAGACCGGCAGCGCGAGCAACAACACGGTGTCGGCGCTGTGGGGCTTGCAGATCGAGCACGAGTCCGTCGTGGGCACGGCCAAGACGATGGACGCCTACATCAAGATGCGCGCGGTCAACGGCAACGAGCCGGTGGCCAAGCTGATCGACGCCTCCGGGGCGGGGGCGCTGACGAAGTACGACAGCAACACGCAGGTGTGTCTGCTGAGCTTCACGGACGCGGGCGGGACGGTGCGGTACATCGTGCATGACACGGACGGCGCAGCGGTCCTGGCCGTCACGGACACGCTGAGCTAGTGAAGAGGCGAGTGCCGGGGCGCGGGTGGCGCGAGTTGCCCGCGTCCCGGACGGGACAAAAGGAGCGCACCATGGAACTGACGGTAGTGGAGCGGCTGGTGTTGCTGGGACTGTTGCCATCGGAGGGCGACCTGACGACGCTGCGGATCGTGCGGGAGTTGCGGGAGGCGCTGAGCTTCGACGAAGAGGAGCACGAGCGGCTGCAATTCAAGCACGAGGAGGGCCGCGTGGTCTGGCGCAACGACGACAGCGCCAAGGCGATCAACCTCGGGGCGAAGGCCACGCGGCTGATTGTCGAGAAGCTGGAGGCGCTGGACGCCGACGGCAAGCTGACCGAGCAGCACCTGACGCTGTGCGACAAGTTCGCAATAGGAGGCTGACATGGCACAAAGCGCGCCCGTGACACTGGGCGGCCCGAAGATCATCACGAGCCGGGCGCTGACGCAGGCTGACAAGAGCACGACGCCGACCGTGGCGGAGTTGCCCGCCAAGTGCTGGGTGCCGCCGTTCGGCGTGACGGTGTACGTGGCAGAGTCGTGTTCGGGCGGGACGCCCAGTATCGACGTGGGTGACAGCGACATCGACGGCTGGGTGGACACGACGGACGTGGACGAGACGACCACCGGGTGCTACACGGGCGACGGTGGCGACGCCGGCTTCTCCGTGACTGGCAAGTACTACTCGGCGGCCACGAACCTGATCGCCACGGTGGGCGACGGGTCGCTGGCCAACGGCACGGTGTACGTGTTCACGACCTACTACGACCTGAGCAACCGCGACCTGACGGCGTCCACGTAGGGGGGATGCTATGGCACAGAGTAGCCCGAAGATTCGAGAGAGCTGCCGGACCCTTTGGAGCCGGGCCATCACGCACGCCGACACGGACAGCACGGTGGAGGCGGTGGTGGTGCCGGCGGGCGCGTTCGTCATCCCCTTCGGCGTGACGGTCTACGTCGCGGAATTGCTGGCGGGCGGGACGCCGAAGCTGAACGTGGGCGACGGCACGACGGCGGACGGGTTCGTGGACGAGGACGACATCACGGCGACGACGGTCGGGTGCTACACGGGCACGGCCACGAACGCCGCCTACTCGGACACCGGCCGATTCTACGCGACCACGGACACGATTGACGTGGCGGTGTCGGCGGGGCTGACCGACGGCACGGCCTACATCTGCGTGCGGTACTGGGATCTGTCGTCGTGCGACCTCACGGCGTCGACGTAAGGAGCGCCGCATGGGCAGGCGACTGAACGTTCGTAGCGGGACGGTGACGACGACCGGGAGCGCCGGAACGTCCACGGGCACCGGGACGGTGCCGTCGGTGGCGGGCGAGTTGGCGTTCGTGAAGCTGGACTTCCACGCCTCGGCACCCGGCGCCACGACGGACACGACGATCACGCAGGTGGCGGAGCCGACGGCGATCCTGACGGTGACGGATAGCGCGACGGACACCATCGTGTGCCCGCGCCTGACGTGCGTCACGACGGCGAACGCGGCGATCACGAACTCGTCCGCGCCGCTGTTCATCCACGGGCCGGTCACGGTGTCGGTGGCGCAGTGCAACGCGCTGGACCCGGCAGTGACCGTCTACGTGGGAACCTGGAGTTGACGATGCCATTCTACAGGGCGACACGGCGGTATCGGTCGGCGTTGTGGCCGGAGCCTATCGAGGCGGGCAACATCCTGACGCTGACCGAGGAGCAGGCGGCGATGCTGAACGTGGACTCGCCGGGTCTCGTGGAGCCGATTGAACTGGTCGAGAAGTCGAAGGCTGAGCCGGTGGTTGAGCCGAAGGTGCGGGCGGTCGAAGAGCCGCCGCTGACGATGGCGAAGCGCCTGCCGCGCAAGCGGGGCGAGGACTGACCGTGGCCGCCTCGTATGCCACGACCACGCAGCTCGCCCAGCGGGTCGCTCGGGGCGAGACGTGGACGGACACAGAGTCGGCGGTGCTGACGCAACTGCTGGCCGACGTGTCGCGGCTGGTCGACGCCTACACGCGGCGGCGGTTCTGGAAGACGGACGCCGGGGTGGTGCGCTACTTCACGGCGACGGGCAGCGCGACGCTGTTCATCGACGACGCGACGGCCATCACGAAGGTGGAGACGGACGGCGACGGCGACCGGACCTACGAGCGCAACTGGGCATCGACCGACTACGACCTGCTGCCGTACAACGCAGCGGAGGTGTCGCAGCCGTTCACGCGGCTTCGGGTGACGCCGCGCGGGAATGAGTCGTTTCCGGCCGGGGTGCCGAAGGGCGTCAAGCTCACCGGCACGTGGGGCTGGCCGGAGGTGCCGGACCTCGTGCGCGAGATCGTGCTGCTCGAAGCGGCGCGGCTGTGGTCGCAGGGCCGCAGCCCGTCGGGCGTGGTGGCGTCGCCCGAGCTGGGCACGTTCGTGATTGAGCCGCAGCTACACCCGCAGGCGATGGCGCGGCTGAACGTGCTGCGACGGGTGATGATCCGATGAGCGTCGAGGTCAAGGTCACGCGGTCCGTCTCGGACGACGTGTGGAGCCGGGCGCTGAAGACGATGTTCGAGGCGTTGATCTACGACGCGGCGGCGCTGGCGCAGTCCTACGCACCGACGGACATGGGCAAGTTGAAGCAGTCGCTCAACCCGCAGTCGGCGCAGGTGGACGGCAGCGCGTGGCCGCAGTGGGCGAAGTACGGGCCGAAGGGCGACGCCGCCAAGTATGGCGGATACCTGAACGCGGGCAGCTACGTCAGGCGCAAGCGCCCGCCGAAGGCCGTGGTCCATCGGTGGCTGAGGCTGCGCGGCAACGCCAACCCGACGCCGCAGCAGGTGAACGCGGTGTGGTGGAACATGAAGCCGGGGAAGCGGGTGACGTTCCACTACATCGGGCAGCCGAGTTCCTCGCCGTTGCGGTCGGAGCGCGGGCCGCACGGCCTGATGACGAAGGGTTGGTTCAACCCAAACGTGAAGGAGGCGATGGAGCGGGGGCCGGCACAGAAGGCCGCCGACGACTTCGCCGCCGCCATTGAGAGGGCGTGGAACAGGTAGTGGCAGCCAAAGACATCGGGACCATCCGGGGCTACATCCAGGCACGGCTCGCCACGCTGCCCGAGCCGCTGCGTGCTTATGACACGTTCGACGAGGACGTGCGGCTGCCGGTGGTGGCCATCGTCTACCCGACGCCGCCGCCGGACCAAGCCGGGCTGTGGCTTGGCGCGCCGGGGTGCGCCGTGCGGTACAACTTCGTGCTGGAGATATGGGCCGACACGCAGGCCGGGGTGGTGCGGGCGCAGAACCGGCTCGACGCCTACATCTCGCCCACGGGCACGCACGCCAACAGCGTCGAGGACAACCTGGAGAGCCGGACGGTTGACGACAACCTGACCACGTACACCACGAGCGTCAAGGTCGGAGCGTTCGGGAGCTACGGGTTCGGGAGCCTGAACGGGCAGGACGGGCTGATGGTGGTGACCATCCCCGTCGAGGTCTATTGCGATCACGCATAGGGAGGCGAGCATGGCGAGTGAATGGGTCGGAAAGAGGTTCGTCGCGCGGTGCCTGATGCACCTGCCGGACCAGGGCGAGAAGCGGCCGGGCGATGAGTTCACCTTCACCGCCGCGTGCGAGGCTCTCGGGCTGCGACCGGAGAAGTGGCTGGACATCGGCAACGCGGAGCTGGTGGGAAAAGTAGTGCCGAAGCCTGGGCCATCCGTCAAGCCGCTCGACGCGAGCAAGCCGCCCGCCGTCGAGAAGGTGGCTGATGCTAAGCCGGCGCCGCCGGTGGTGGCGTTCGGGCCGAAGGGCGGTGAGTGATGGCAACGCCGGGGCACAGTAAGGCGAGCCGGTTCTACTTCGACGGCTACCGCGTGTCGCAGGCGGTCATGTCGGGGAACTTGGACATCGCCTGCGATGCGGCCGAGGCTACGGCCATCGAGGACGTGGCCAAGGTCCACGTTCAGGGCAAGGTCGGTATGACGTGCGGGTTCAACGGGTTCCTGGACATAGCGGAGAGCGGGTGGGACGCGACGGAGTTCGCCGCCATCAACGACGGCGGGCACGTCGTGACGATCTGCGGGGCTGGCACGACGACGGGCAGTAGCGCCTACGTGACGTACCAGCACAGCACGGGCGACAGCCGCCCGTTCGACCAGGCGAACATCGTGCTCCTCAATTGGAGCGGCGCGGCCGAGGAGCAGTTCGGGCGCGGCAAGGTCATCACGACCGGCGAGAAGGCGTTCACGGCGGACGGGTCGGACAGCGGGGTGAGCGTCGGCGCAACGTCGGCGACACAGACGTGCATCGTGGCGCTTCACGTCGTGGCCTACAGCGGGCTGGACGAGGCCGAGTTCCAGATCGACGAGTCGGAGGACGATGCGTCCGCCGACGCCTACGCGCAGATTGAGGGCTGGACGATCTACACCGTGGGCAACGCGGTGGCCGGGACTGACGTGGTGACGTTCACGGGGACCGGCAGCGCGTTCTTTGTGAAGACGGGCGCGACCGAGGCATGGAAGCGCGTGACGGCAGACGTGACGGGCACCGGGTCAGTGACCGTGCTCGGAGCATCGGCGACGGCCGCAGGCTAGCGGCGGATAGGAGACAGCGATGGCAACGCCAGTTCATGGCAAGCGGTACCTTGAAACTTTCAACAGCGTCACGATCTGCTCGGCGACGGCCAACCTCGACACGGCGGCCGACTCGGCTGAGGTGACGACCAGTTGCGACGCGAGCAAGGTGTTCCTGCAGGGCAAGTACGGCTGGACGGCTGGCGACGGTGGCCCGGCCGACTTCGCGGGATCCGGCGCCGACATCACGTTGTACACCAACGTGATCGGCGGCGGGAACCAGACGTTCTCCATCAAGCCCAACTCGGGTTCGACGGCGGCCACCAACCCTCTGTACTCGGGGTCGGCGTTCGTGACGAGCTACGGGCTGGCGTTCGACCAGGCCAGCGCGGTGCAGGCGTCCACGTCGTACCAGGGGACGGGCGCACTGGCGCGGGCGACGGCGTAGTGTGGACCGGGTGGCGCACCCGCCCGTTCTTGCCGGCTGGCACAGGTGTCGGTGGTCCGGCCGTTCGAGGTGCGCTCACGGCCGGGCCACCGACGCGACTAGCACAAGGAGCGCACCATGACTGACGACATCGCAGAGGTGAAGCCGAAGCGGAGGGCGGTGCCCGATGCGCTGGCGGAGATGGACCTGCCGTGGGAGCCGGAGCGGTACGACATGGACCGCTGCGCGATCACCTTGCGCGACGGGTCGACGGAGCACCCGTTCGAGGGGCAGAGCGTGTGGCTGTCGCCGTACACGCCGGCAAGTTTGACCGAGGCTGGCATGGGCTTCGCGGCCAGCGGGGGCGACCGCATGGCGGCGTCCTTCGAGCGGCTGCGGCAGGGGTTGGCGCAGGTGGTGGCGTACCACGACCTGGTCGACCCGGCCACGGGCGAGCCTTACGACCAGTGGTGGCACGAGCCGGAGGCGCTGACGGACGCGCCGTCGGAGGTGCTGTTCTACGTGTGGAACCTGGCGCTCACGGGCGAGCCGGCAGATGAGCGCCCAAAAGGGTCTACGAGTGGGTCGCGTGGCACCTCTACCCGAAGATCTACGGCGCGCCGGTCGAAGAGCTGAGGGGGCGGGACGACCTGCCGCTGTCATGGCGTGGCGACCCGGAGCTACGGGCGCGACCATCGCCACCGGAGGAGTGGACGGTGTGGAACCTGACGCAGAGCTACGGCTGCACACCGTCCGAGGCGTGGCGGGAGTTGGGGCGGCCTCCGCTCTCGCCGCGCCAGCTTCGGCGGCTAACCCTGGCGGCGCTTGACCTGGCGTCGTTGGAGCGGGCCTGGGACGACGTGACGAAGACGCACGGCAAGGGCAGCAGTCCGCAACCGGAGAACATCCAGCGGGTGAAGGCGGCCGACGAGATATACCGGGCGCGCGAGCAGGTGGTGTGGGACGCGATAGCCGAGGAGATCGAGCGGGTGGCTAATGTCTAGCGCGGCAGAGCTGGAGATCCTGTTCAAGTCGGCCGGGCTTGACATTGTGCGCCGTGATACGGCTGGCTTGTCTGACGACTTCGACCGCATGGGCCGCGACGCAGAGCGCAGCTTCGAGGGTGTGGGCGCGGGCGCGACTGCGGCAGGGGTGGTCATCGGCACCGCCGTCACGGCGGGCGTGGGCGTGGCGCTGGGCGCCATCGGCAAGATCGGCAGCGCGCTGACGTCGGCGTTTGCGAGCGGCATCGACCAGGCGGCCCAGTTCCAAACGCAGATGGCCCAGGTCGCCACGCTCGGCGCGGACTTCGGCAAGCCGTTCAAGGAAGTCGAGGCCGACGTCAGCGACCTCGCCAAGACGCTGGGCATCGACGCCGTGGACGCAGCGACGGCGCTGTACAACGCGGTGTCGGCGGGTGTGCCGCCGGGCAACGCGCTGGAGTTCTTGGAGGAGGCGAGCAAGGCGGCCATCGGCGGCGCGGCTGAGTTGTCCACCGTGCAGGGCGTCATGTCCACCGTGATGAACGCATGGGGCGAGAGCGCGGGCGACGCCGCGACGATCACGGACACGCTGTTCCAAACCATCAACCAGGGCGTGACGACCATGCCCGCGCTGGCGTCCTCGATGGGCAACGTCGGGTCAACCGCTGCGGCCCTGGGGGTCAGCTTCGGCGACACGTCGGCCGCGCTGGCGCAGGT